ATGAAGCCACATTATCAGCCGCTGACGACCATCCTCCTTGCATTCACCTTGCTGTGCGGCCTGAGTAGCTACAGCAACGCGCAACAGGCCACCTGGAAGATCACCTCGCTGGAGTGGGAGCCGTACTCCAGCTCCAGCATGAACAACAGCGGCAACGCCATTCAGCACCTGCGCAGCATGCTGGCCCAGTGCGGCATCGAGCTACAGGTAGAGTTCTATCCCTGGCGCCGGGCCAAGGAAATTGCCGGGCGCGACGGCTACCTTGGCTACTTTCCGGCCTGGCCAGACGGCGTAAACGAGGGCTTCGTCGCGTCCGACCCAGTCGACTATTCCGGCCTTGCGTTACTGGCGTTGGCGGGCACAACGATTGAAACAGCCGACCTGGAGCAGTTGTTCGCGCAACATAGCGTCGGCCTGGTCAACAGCTACGTCTATCCCGCCGAGTTGCGACGCCTGATGGATGCCTATCCAGACAACACCTACCTCGGCGCCACCAGCGACCAAATGCTGCTGAAGATGCTGCTGGCAAAGCGGTTTGACCTGGCCGTCACCGATCCGACCGTACTGCAGTACCTGGCGGACCGTGACGGCACTGGGCAAATCAAGATAGTAAAGGCGCTACCCGATTTACCGCTGGTGATCGCCATGCGCGACACCGCGCAAACCCGGCAACAGATAGCATTGACGCAGCGCCTGCTGCAAAGACAAACCCGCAAAGAACCGCTGCAGCCCAGCGACTGCGACGTCAGATAAGCGAAGGAGGGCGCTCACGCGTGTATTGGCTGGGCCCATTTGAATACTCATCCAAACAGGAGCTGCTTAGCCGGCTCAAGCGGTATCTGGCTACAGCCCCCACTGGCCGGGTTACACACCCGGCCGCCGTTCAGAAACTTCACCTGCTGATCGCCCAGCACCCGGATGCCGAGCGCAAGATTGGGCCGGGAATCGACCATTTCAGGGTCGCACGCAACGCGCTGGGCGCAGGTCAGGGCCTTTGGCTGGTTCGCCGAGACGGCACGCAGGCATCGTTTTCCTACAAACGCTGTATTACCGGCGTGCAGCAATCCGCTTACGGCAAGACCTGTGAGGCACTGCGATTCGCCGTTCGCCCGCAACTCATGGCATTCAGGGACACACTGACATTACCTGTCACCTGTGCGCTAAGCGGCCAGGAGATCCTAAAACGTGAGGACCTGCATATCGACCACAAGGTACCGTTCTGGAAGTTGCTGCAGGCCTTCGCCAAAGCCCGACAACTAGACCTGTCGGAACTCGAAACCACCGGCAGTGGAGAAACCTTGGCTCTGGTTGACCAGGACATAACCCGAGCCTTTATCGCATTTCACCTGACACAGGCGCAGCTGCAACCATCTAGCAAAACAGCCAATGCCGACAAAGGCGGACGGTTGACACCGAGAAGGCGCAAAGCAGAGTCAGGCGTGGCGTGACGAGTTGAGTGCGAATAAACAGGCAGGGCGGGCGGCGCTTGGCAGACCTGCATAATCGCCATACACCTTATTTAACATAATATATATTATGCGAAACGCTCAGCCCAAATTCCTGCCGGTCTCGTCGCGTTCCTCAATCTCTCCCCAACAGATTGAAAGTCGGTCAGCCAAATGAGCCAAAGGCTGTAATTCGGCGTACGGCAGATACTCGACCGACTCGATAGCCTTTAACATCAGGGCCTTGAGCTGGGCCAGCTCGTCATCATCCATTGATCAAATCCCCTTGACCGCAACGCTCAACCAGAGCCAGAGCAGCGGAGCGGGCCTGCTCAAGGGTCTGACGCTGCACAAGAATAGTCTCGTTTGCCTGGCTAAGCTCAGAGCGTAAACGGCGAAGCTCAAGCACCAAATCAGGAGCATCAGACGCAGCAACCAAAAACGCCTTTGAGCCGGTACGCTCGCAACTGTACGCCTTTATGCGGTCAACCAAAGCCGGATCAGCCTCGAACTTGATAAGCATATTTTGCCCCCCCTTAAACCGGATAAGCAGCAAAAAACAGGTGTTCTATCGCGTCCTGGTCATCACTAGACCATGATCCGGCTGCATATAGCCCGCGCAGAAAATCGAAAAGACGACAAGGAGAATAGAGGCCAACGTCAACATCGGACAGATAGTTGTCGAGAAACTGAGCGGCCAGAGAGTCAGAACCCACGGAAGCGAGAACGATAGAACGGATACGAAAAACCTGATCTGGTATCATTTGAGCAGCCTCATTTGTGTTTAGATGCTGTTATGATACCAATACGCAGGAAAGGAGTAAAGCATTTTGGTACTATTTTTCTGCTCGATGCGGCAGCGCCGGCGCGAATAATAGTACCGTTTAACAGCTAGAAGCGGCCAGACTGGGGAACAACCTCAACACGGACCCGGGTTAAATCATAAGAATCAGGATCTGCTTGGTTGATGATGCTGGCGGATGTGGGCAAGCCACTCCCGCCAGCCTCACCCACCAAGCTGTGCCCGTCTGCGACGGGCCTTGTGTGATCGAAAAAGCCACCGGCAACGATAGCAACGCACATGCCGTCAGGCACCTCTAGCGGCGTTCCCTGCTGGGTGAAACAGCGGCAGCCTGTGCGCTCTGATGTGTAACACGCCGCGGGCTTGGGCCAGTCCTGCACATCAGTGAATCGCTCTCGATAAATCGGCGCGGACCATGGGAAACCGTCGACCTCGGGCGTCACCAGCTCGGAGAACGTGAGATCCCGATCGGCAGATGCAACCATTTGCCCAGGCACAACACCGGCATATGTGGCGGTCACCGGCTGCGGCTCGTCACGAATGAAAAAGCCTTTGATCTGATACAGCAGCAAGATCAGAACACCGATACCGACGAAAATCAGAACTATTTTTTTCCACGGGACAGACAGCGTATGGGTGTGAGTATCAGCCGAGTGGTAGACACCAAAATACTTTTTATCCATGCGGAACTGATCGACGTTCGCATCTTTGCGAGTCGATGCAGAATCCGGGTTTTGCTGGCAGACATCCCAGGTAAAGCGATTGATGTTTAGACTGCCCATAATGCGGGCGTAGTGCTGATGACGGTTGACCAGACCGCGAACGAAAGTGTCAAGCTGGCCAACTACTTTCTGACAAATCAAAAAAACATCGTGGCCCTGATGGCGATGCGTAGCGAGGCGCTTAACATGCTCGGGCGTGCCCTGTGAGCCGTGTTTAGTGGGAAAGACGTTATAAGCCTCGTCGAACAAAATGACCGCGTTGGAAGGCAGCTCATACCATTTCAAAGCCTCTTCCTCGGTCAGCTCTTGCCAACCAAGATCGGGCGAAAGATCACGAATGCCGAAATAATAAACGTCACGGCCCTGAAATTGCTTTTCTTCAGCCACGAACTTGATGGTATTTAACGTTTTGCCAGAACCGGGCGTGCCCGTGACGAGATAGAGCATTATTTTGACTTCCCAAAGGTCACTTTGTTGTAAACGCCCATGAGCTGACGAATAGCAACAGCAGCAACATAAGCGCTTGTAACGACCTTAATTGCATGCGGCACATTAAGAACGACAGCAACTTCCCAAAACTGGCCACCAATGCCGGAAGTGTTGGACTCGATAAAGTTGGTTATCAGTGACGTTATCGAATCCAACGCGGAAAACGTCACCAGACCAATGCCAAGCGCAGCAATGACCCGAACGATTGAATAGCCAACAATCCATTTAACGGCAGTCGCGATAACACCGGAAGCACCGGCAGCAGTCAGAACTAAAGGCAATGGCATTAGTCACCTCCGCGCACTAGCGCATCGAACAAAATCCAACCGGCAGCGAGATAGGAAAAAAAGAAAATCATTGCCGAAATGACATTAAAAATTGAGCAACCCATAGTCCACGGCAATTCAAAACTGCCCCATTTGGTCGAAATGGTGGAATCAGTAAGCGGGCAGGCATTAGAAGGCCCAGAACTGAAAACGCCATTAATTGCCGAGGTAACTTGCGAGCTTATGTCCTCGCCCTCCTCCCCTAAAACGTTGTCGAGATCATCAGCATTTTGCAGACCCTTAGCAGTCAAGCCGGCCTGCAACTGGGCCTCGGTCAATTCATCACCCGCACACATGGTGTGCCACTGCTGTTGGAGCATCGCAACCAGAAGCGGATCGCCAGAGCCTGAGGGCGGCGAATCGCAACCGGCAGAAGCGTTACCAGTGTTATCGGTGCCATCTTCACCAGAACCGCCGCCAGAGCCATCACCGCCAGAGCCATCACCGCCAGAACCATCACCGCCGGAGCCGTCACCAGAGCCGCCACCATCACCAGAGCCGCCACCATCACCGGAGCCACCGCCGTCACCAGAGCCGCCGCCGTCACCAGAGCCGCCACCATCACCTGAGCCATCACCGTCGCCACCGTCGCCGGGAGTTTTAACGCAAGTTGAACCGTCCCACTCGAAACCGGGCACGCCATGACAGGGGTCTGGTTCTTCGGGGTCTGGATTAGGGTCGTCAGGATCAGGCGGAGGCGGCGCGTTCAACGGATCGCCGGGGCCACCTGGAACCAAATTATGCGAAGAACAAGACTCCCCGGTACCTTCGACGATGTAATTACAATAGCCGGTGTCGGTAGAGCCTGGGACAAAATAGCAAGAGCTGTTAAAAGAACTTGTTAAGGAATAGGAACAACTTGCAGCGCAGACGCTTTCAGGCGCAGAGCTGGCCACATAGTTGGTGCCATCGTTATTGATTACGGGGCCGTCAGCCCCACGCGCCAACAGATACTCGCCAACAGTGGCCGAACAATCAGCCTCACAACCGCCCGTTTCGGGATTATAAACAGTGCCTTCCGGGCAAGTATTGCCGCGACGGTAAACAAGTTTGATTGAAGGGCTGGATAAAACCTGACCATTAACACCGAATGCACACTTAAAAATAGTAGGCGTATCAAAACCAGTGCCAGGGCCTTGCAAAGTATATGGGGGGTTGTTGGCTTCGTAATAAGCGCAAGCATCCATTGGTAAATCAAAACGCTGATTGGGGACGCCGCCCAATTCCCAATAATAATTCTCAGCGAATGCCGAAAAAGAAAAGCAAGCGAGAAAAACAAAAAGTAGTTTTTTCATGAGGTGAAGATGATGTTAAGGCCGAGCAGCCAGACAACGAGAATATAAAGCGTCATTTTTCGATACCCCAAAGAAAAAGAGGCCCCGAAGGGCCCCTGATGCAACCGTGTTACTTGAGGCGGCGATACAGCGCAAAACCGGCCATACAGATACCAGCGAACACCATCGCAGCGACGATGACAGCACCGGCAGCAGTGCCAGCAGATGCAAATTCATCAACGACCGCAGTGGTATCAATGGCGGCGTAAACCGGCGAGGACAGAACAACGGCACCAGCAGCAGCGCCACCAACTTTCACGCCGAAACGGCGAACAACATTCATTGCTTTCATGGATGTGACCTCAGTCAGAATTAGCGGGCGATAAAAGTTGTTTGAGCAATCCGCGCCCGCTGTAACAGATTGCCAAAAAAAGCGCAGTTGCGCCCATAACGGCCGATAGTTCCGGCAACGTTAATTCGAACATGGGAAACATGGGTGTCATGTATTCCCACTCTGAACACACAGGAGCGCCGTTCACAATCGAAAGGTTGTTTAAATCGCAAGTTAGAAAGACTTTCGACATGACGGCGCCCTATCAAGAAGCTTTAGACGCTGCGCCCTGCCCTGCTGGCATCGGTACCAGGCGCGGGCGGCACATCAAATCGTTGTACTTGCCGACGAAGAACGAACTATCAGCCAGCTCATAATTACCCGGCTCATAAGCGGTCTGATCCTTTTCAAGCGTGATCTTGATGCGCTCAGGGTATGGATCGGTACCCTTGTGCATGTAGGCGTGCTGCTCGCGAATAGTCCAATCACCGCGCTCATTGCGACCGCTGCGAACATCTACGTCACGACTGACAACCTCAATTTTGATAGCCATTAAATTTCCACCTTTGATTAGAAGCCAAAGGCATCGCCTACAAACGGCGTGCCCTTGAGTGATGACTCTTCCCGGCCATAGCGCTTGATGTCGTCGATAAAACGCCAGTAGCGGGCAGAGTCGGTTTCGGATAGTTCACGCTGCTGGATCGCAAGGGGCTTGGGCGGGCCAAAGTGAACGCGGGCCTGCAGGTCAGAGCGGAGTGCATCCCAGTTGGTTACGACTGGAACCGGGCGAGTGGTACGCGCCTTGCCAATCTCGCGACGAGTCTGGACGCGGCTGCCAAGAGAAACTTTATTCATGGCGCAGCCCTTGGAGCCGGAGATAAACCCAAACAGAAGGACCAATGCCCAGAAAAAGAGAAATCAGAACAGCCATCACCGTGACGTCATACGACGCCCAGACAACGAGGGCCAATGCGACGCAAAGGACAATGGAGAACTTCAGGAAGAAGGCAACGGCCTGGACGATATTCATGCGGCCACCAGTCGAAGGTGCGACGGCACTTGAGCATACCGGTAGAAGGCCGGGATAGGCTGTTCATGGGTACGCTCGACCTCACGCACGTTCTTGATGAAGACGACACCACAGCGGGTGGAATCGAACGGAATCTTGATATCAATTCCGATGCGACGGAGACGGGCGCGATGGTCCTGAACGGAACGCTTGTCGAAATTGAAAGTAGCGCCATGCATCCATTCGTATGCGTAACCAGCGGTCCGACCGGCAGCCTGAACAGACTTACAAACGCCCTCTTCAATCAGGTGCTGGGTAATGCTCACAGTGTCAAATGCGTCTAGAGTCATCTTGTCGCCCACCTTTAAAAAATCGTCGTGAATCTCCACCAATTTGCGCTCGTCAAACAGGCCCCAGTAGGCCAGCCGCTCACGCTTCAAAAGCTCAGACTTGAGCTTAATTTCCGAACGAACCATGCCCACAGAAGCGCACCAATCGCGGAGCTGCTTCACGTAGGCGTACTCTTCGGAGTCATCGCCAAAAGTGCGTTTGATCTTTGGCAGCAAGTGCGCATCCAACTCAGCAGCCTTTGCGTAGTTGCCTGGGTAAACCAAGCGCCCTGCCTTCTCGCCACCTGTAGGGGTCCAAACACATGTGCATCCGTCCGGGTACAGGTAACCAATTGAATTCCGATAGCGCTGACTGGAAATGCCGCGCAGATATGCCCGCTCGTTACCCTGCCCCACATAAAAATTACTGGTCAGGTCGAGACGCTGAATAACAACACCGTCAGCGAGGACAGATTGGTTTTGCAGACGCTTAACCGTGGTGCACTTGGTCATGGGCGGATAGCCCAGCTCAGCGAGCAATGCATTAATGACACGAAAACAACCGTCAAGGGTTTCGATACCAAACACGTTATCCAAGCGATTGATGCGCGACGGGTTGCCATCAACGGTGATCTTCCGACCGCAAACATGGATGCGAAACGTGGTGCAGTAGCTGCCCTCAGCTAGGAAAGCGGGCGCGGAGCGGCTCAATTCATCGCCCTGCTCTGCGTCATAACGGACAAGGATCACACCGCCCGGCGCGGGTGGCAGGTCGAAATCAAACTCCTGATACGCCTTGATCCAGTCGTAGAACAT